CTCCGAAAATAAATCGCACAAAGTCCGAAAATAGCATTTGAGCCATTCGGACAATGTGCGAATATAAAGGGTAGTCAGTAACAACGAACCAAACACAAATATGAAAACCGAACTCACCAAAGAAGCCGCCATCACCCGCCTCGAAAATGCAGGATACAACGCTGAAGCCGTCACTGGCGGAGTAGTCGTGAAAGGCGAAGGATGGGAAGCTTTCTTCGCGGACAGCGGTCAAGACGGTAACACCTACACCGGCAACGTGCCCTCAGAAGTGGACGATCTCGCAGTCTGGGACGATGCAGCAACCCGCACTGAATAATGACCTTCGCGGAACAGCTCAAAAGCCAGCGCCAGCGCCTCGGACTCACACAGTCCGAGGCCGCTGATTTACTGGAGGTATCCGCCTGATGGGTGGACAAGGCAGAGCGAGAGATTCGCACGCCGATCAAGATCACACAAGAAGGGGCGATTGCTCGGCTATCGAAGGCCAAGCGACTCCCGAAGGAATGAGAACGAACAAACGCAGGCACCAGCCCCATTATGAAAATGACGCTCCAGCATGGGCAGAGTCCTGATGGGGTTTGAGTCCCCTGTAGATAAACCAGACATGACGAAAACATACTCATGAAACTACTAGCCGAAGTCAAGGCCCGCCGAGTGATCGGCGGGCTGAAAGAAGACTACGCAAGACCTGCGAGCCGATGAACAAGAACCTGATACAAGGCCGTCGCGACGGGGTGAGCTGGCACAACACAGCAAAACCCTCTGGTGAAGGCGCGCCGGTAAACCCCCGGACGAGAGACAGATGCGGATTGGCCGAACGATAAGGCTGAGGCACAGAGTCCGAGCTTAGCACGCACTGCCTTGATGCCGAGAGCGTATTCCATCACGTCCCCATCATCACCGAGGATGACAGGGACGCCGTAGCTGCTGCTTGAGTTGCGATAAACCCCCTGACTCATACTCGGCCTCATTGACACCCATGCCACGGCATGGCCGCAGTCACCATCGCCGACCTCACCTCGGACTTCCGTTTTCACGCCCGCATTTTGTATGCGGGCGATCCAAACGCGCAGCGGCAATGGCTGACCGAGCAATACCTCCTCTTGGCCGAAGACCGCAGTGGTGCCGAGATCACGGCGCAGGCTTTTGAAGGTTCGTCGCACTCGGCGCAGTTTCGCGACTCCTCGCCGGAGCAGCGGCGGCAGGCTGTGCAGGCTGCCATCGAAGACCTCGAGGCCGAGATTGCCGGTCAAGTCGCCAAGTCGTTGTCCCGTCCCTTTGGCTTTCGCTTCCGGCCTGGCTACGAGCCTGCCACCGTGCTCGGCTGATCTCTGACATCTCACGTCTCACCTCTTACTTCCGCCGCCCGATGTCACGCCGCAAAACACTCAAGCCAACCGCACCCGCGCCCATCACCAACGCTGCCACCACAACCACCACCACCGGTGGCAGCTATCGCAGCACCCCGCATTACACCGCGTGGAATTCGAAGAGCGTCGAGCGCATGCAGAGGTCGAAAGACATCGTGCAAATCTCGCGCTTTTTGCAAAGCGAAGAAGGCATCCCGCAGGTGCGTTACGGCATCCAGCAACTGCCGCGTGAGGCCGTCGGCAAAGGCATCGGCTGCAAGTCCATCTCGCAAGATTCCGACTTTCGCCGCGAAGCCACCGCCCTCTTCAAAAAATGGGCCGATTCCCCCGCCATCGACATTCGCAAGGAGCACAATCTTTTCGCGATTCAGCCCATGCTGCTCTCCGCCATGCTGGGCGATGGCGAGCTTTTCATTTTGCCCGTCTATGAGCCGACTGGCGCATCGTGGAGCCTCAATGACCGCAGCAAGCGAGCCTTCCAAATCCAGCTCGTCAGTCGTGACCAACTCACCAATGGCGACGTGCAAAGCGTCGCCGCCCGCAAGCTGCGCTGGTTCGACGGCCTCCAATACAACGGCCTCGACCAGCTCCAGCTCCTGCGCCTGAATCAAGACCCAGACGCGAGTGGTTATCTGCTCTCCAAAGCATTCACCGACATCCCGGCGGTCAATGCCATGGGACACCGCAACATTTTCCACCTCAAAGACCCGACGCGCATCCACCAGTATCACGGTGACCCCGTGATCTTCGCCAGTGGCCGCGACCTGCTCGACTCGCTCGATCTAAAAGCCCTGCGCAAGCACAGCGCCAAAGTCCGCGCCTCGCTCCTCGGCGCCACCACCACACGCGATGGCAAGATGCTCAACGCCATGCAGCAGATCGCGCTCGCCGAGCAAGGTGGCAACCCCACCGCCGACACGGGTCGCCGCTTCGTCGAGGTGGCTGAAGGCGCGGTCTTCCTACCCATGTCGGACAACGAAAGCTTCAACTTTTTCAACAACCCGCAGGAGGGCATCCCGTTCCGCGAAATCCTCGCCGATCTCCTGCATCCCTTCATGTTCGAGCTGAAGTATCCGCCGGAATGGATCTTCACCCGTGGCAAAGTCGGAGGCGTGGAATATCGCGGTCTCCTCCAGCAGGTCGCCCGCGCTCACGAAGGCCTTCGCGCCCGCTTGTATCCCTTCCTCGAATGGCTGTGGGAGAAAGTCATCGGCACTGCCATGATGCCCGGTGGCCCGCTTTTCCAGTATGCCAACATCACCGACTGGAACCAGATCGACTTCGTCACCGATCCCGACCCCACGGTCGATGCCGGCCGCGACAAACGCGCCGACCTCGAAAGCCTTGGTGAAAACCTCATCACGCCCGACGACCTCATCGAGCGCAGCACCGGCCAAGATGGCGAAGCCGTCCGTCATGCCGCCATTGATCAAAAGCTCGACAGCATCCGCTACGCCATCGCCCGCGCCAAAAACATCCCCATCGACAAGGTCGAGATCCCCGCCTCCGTCGCCCTGGCCATCGGCATGGGTCTGAAAACATTGCAGCCCGCCTCCGGCATCCTCACCGCCCTCAATCCCGCCACCCTCGCCGCCGACATCGCCCAGTTGGATGAAGCATAATTTCGGCAAAGGAATGGATGGCAATGGAATAAAAACCTCCGGCATTCCTTTGCCACCCATTCCCTTGCCATCCTCGCACCGACTTTAGAGCGCACACTAAACAGCATGAAAAAATATTTATCAGATAGTCTAATTGAAAAATTCGAGCAAACCATTCAAGATCATTGCCTGGACCTCGGCGAAGATGGAGAGCGTAGGTGTGCGCAAGATGCAATCCTTGCGCTAACTCATGTGCTTGGTAGGCAAGCGGCTTTATCCAAAAACAAACACAATTCAAAGCATTGTGTGATGTATAATGTGCTCTCGCATACAGTTGGAGCGATGCAGCAGCAAAAAAGTCTCGAAGTGGAAATGGAGCTTTTTGTTCACATTACGGGACCAAAAGGAGAGAGGGTTAAAGAGTAGTCGAGCTGGATGCCTAGAGTTCGTTGTTCACGCTTCAGCGTGTCTGCGGCTTTTGACATGCGCCCGCCAGCATGTCCCGCAAGACCTGGTTCACCATTCGCAATGCCGCCTCCGCCGAAGCCCCCGCTGAAATCTCCATTCACGACGAGATCGGCGCTTGGGGGGTCAGCGCCAAAGATTTCCTTTCCCAGCTCCGCAGCATCGCGGCTGCGACTCCGATCACTCTTTCCATTCACTCGCCTGGCGGCGAGGTCTTCGACGGTCTTGCCATCTATCATGCGCTGAAGGCGCGTGGGAACGTCACTGTGCGCATCGAAGGTCTCGCCGCCTCCATGGCCTCCGTCATCGCCATGGCCGGCACGCGGATCGAGATGCCGCGCAATGCCTTCATGATGATCCACAACCCCAGCGGCTTCGCTGTGGGTGACTCTGCCGACATGCGCCAGCTCGCCGACCTGCTCGACAAACTCAAAGGCAGCCTCATCGCCGCCTACCGCGAGCGCACCAAAAAGAGCGATGAAGACCTCACCGCGATGATGGACGCCGAGACCTGGCTCACGGGTGAAGAAGCCGTCGAGCATGGCTTCGCCGATGCCACCACCGAGGAAGTGGCGCTCAGTGCCTCCGCTTTCAAAACCGCCCGCATCACTGCCGCGCTGCGTCATGCACCGAGCGCCCTCTTTGACATCGCACCGCCACCGTCGCCATCGCGCACTCCCACCCCCATGAAAGCAATCCTCGCCCTCGCCTCACTCATCGGCATCACCGTCAAGGGTGATGAAACTGAAGACCAGCTCATCGCTGCCATCATTGCGCACAAGCCGCAGTCTCCCAACGTCGTCATCGACTTCGAAGACGCCGCAGTGAAAGCCGCCTTCGCTGCCCGCATCACTGAGGCCACGAAGGACGACAAAGCCAAGCTCACCGCGCTCGAAACTGAGCTCGCCAAAATCACCGCACTGCTCGCCAACGGAGCCGCTGGCGCTGCCGGTGGCAACGCTCCCATCCAAGGGGCTCAAGGTGGCGGTGGCAAACCCGTCAACACCATGACCCGCGCCGCCTTCAACCAGCTCCCGCACGCCGAGCGCAACGCCTTCATGGCAGCCCGAGGCAAGCTCGAAGACTGATTGCAGATTGACACCTCAAACTCAACACACCCCCAACTCTCACTGACCCAAATATATGGCTAACGACATCTCCCTCACTGGACTGACCGAAATCCTTTATGCCGCTCGCGATCAAGTCGCGATGGAACCCTCCGGCTTTTCTCAAGGCGTCATCGTCAACGGCGGCTCCGAAGGCGTCTCCGCCGGCGGCACCGTCACCTCCATGCGCACCACCGAGCCCACGCTCGAGACCAGCTACACCCCAGCCATGACGGTGCCTGATGCAAACGACATCACCACCAGCACAGAGACACTGGCTCTCTCCTCCTACGCGGGCGCATCCATCCCACTCAAGGGTGAGCAGTTCGCGCAGCTCGCCAACACCGTCGGCGCAGAGCTTGCTCTCCAGCAGCTCTACAAGCAAGCCATCCGCAAAATGCGGAACACCATCGAAGCCGCCGTCGGACTCGCCGCTTATCAGGGCGCAAGCCGCGCCGTCGGCACCGCTGGCACCACGCCATTTGGTTCCAACTTCGAGATCCTCGCGGATCTCTACCGCATCCTCGAAGACAACGGCACCCCGATGTCTGACGGCATGCTCTCCCTCATCCTCAACACCGCCGCTGGAGCCAACCTTCGCAAGCGTTCCACCCTCACCAACGTGGGCGATGCTGGCACCGATGCGACCCTTCGCCGTGGTGAATTGCTGAACCTCTTCAACATGAGCATCCGCGCCAGCGCAGGCGTGCAGGCTCACACGAAGGGCGCAGGTGCGAGCTACCTCATCAACAACGGCAACATCGCCGTCGGTAGCACCACTCTCACCGTTGACGGCGGCACCGTGAACACCACCGGCTTCAAGGCTGGCGAC